TGAACGCCACTAACCCTTGTGGTGAGATTCCGTTGGACTCGTATGCTAACTGCTGCTTGGGCCATGTTAATCTTTCCAACATGGTGAATGAGGAAGGCGACGATCTGGATTGGAACCGATTGGCCAGAACTATTCGCACTGGTATTCGATTCCTCGACAACACGTTGACTGCAAACCATTATCCGATTGAGGAGTGTAAGATTGCAGGTGACCGCTCCCGTCGTATTGGTCTTGGCACGATGGGTCTGCACCACATGCTCATCAAACTTGGTATCAAGTATGGTACGGACAAGTGCATCGAGTTTATCGATCGACTCTACACCACGATTCGTAACGAGTCTTACCTTGCGTCGGTTTACATCGCTCGTGAGCGTGGTTCGTTCCCTGAGTTCAATGCTCGTAAGTACTTGAACGAAGAGTTTGCTAAAACTCTCCCTGCACGTATTCGAATGCTCATCAAGGAGCATGGTATCCGTAACGCTGTGATGCTCACGGCTGCTCCTACCGGGACGATCTCGATGGTGCATAGTGCATCGACTGGCATTGAGCCGATCTTTGCTCCGATGTATAACCGTCGCTATCGCGAGGGCAACACTTGGAAGTCCACTCTCGTTCTTGATCCGCTGTTCAAGGAAGAGTTGATGAAGGGTAGTAATGGGCGTCACATTGTAGGTGCTTACGATATCACTCCTGAGCAACACATGGCAGTGCAAGCTTGTATTCAAAAGTATGTTGATAACGCCATCAGCAAGACTATCAACCTGCCTAACGATGCAAGCCATGAGGTTGTCTCCAAGATGGCTCTCAAGTATGCTCCTTACCTCAAGGGTATGACAGTCTATCGTGCGGGATCGAAGGGAATGGAGCCGTTAGAAGCTCTGTCTCCGACTGATGAGAACATCGCCAAGGCCAAGGAGCTTATTGCTGCTGAACAGGCCGAAACTGAAATGGCGGTCGAAGCCTGCAAGATTGGCGGGGAGTGTGGAGCCTAATGCCATACTACAATTATTACTGCACGGAATGTGACACAGAAGAACTGCGTCACATTCCTTTAGTGGACGATGTTTTCACTGAGCAAGTTTTAGTTAGTAGCCTGAGTCAGGAGGAGATTGATGCTCTTCCTGACTGGGATGATCCTAGAGATTATGAGGTTTATGAGGAAGTTAAGTATGGCGACATGCCACCTAATACGGTAAAGTGCAATAATTGTGGAGATGTTGCTGACCGCCTTGTCGGAGGTCCCCCAGATATTAAACATGGTCGAAACTCTTATCATGCAATGAAAGAGCGTGCAAGATTTCACCATGAAGGCATGGACAAGAAGCAAGCAGAAAAGTTTTATCAAGAGTCTTGCGAAGCGTCTAAAGAGAGAGTAAAGTCTGGAGGTCAGCATTATAAAAAGGTTATGCCTAACTTTAAAGTGCTTGAAGAAAAAGGTGAAGTCACACGCCTTAGCCCTGAAGCAAGAGAGAAGAAAGTTCAAAATTTGAAAAACAACAACCGTGTTTTGACCAAAGACGGTACCATCGGAAAAGCAGCTAGGAAAAAGTAGACCCTGAACCTATCATAAACTATGCCCTACCACATTAGCGACAACACCAAGAGAGGTTGTCTGTATCTTCTCAAGAAGGACATTGAGTTCTTCTCTGAGATTGTTCCGCTCTTGAAGCCCGATTACTTCGACTTCCCTGCTTACAAGAATGTTTTCTTGGGGGTAAGAAATTACTACGACAAGTATCGCAAGCTTCCTTCTGACTCGGTTCTACCGGATTATATTAACGCTAGTGTTTCCGGCGCGGCTGACACAGGTATTGATTATGAGAATACCATTGCCGAGATCAATACTATCGACAAGTCCTGCCTAGGTGATCGAGAATTCTTGCTCGATACTGTTGAGGAGTTTGCTCGTCAGAAGGCGATGGACGGCGCAGTCCGCAAAGCGATGGTCATCCTCAACGAAGAGGGTGAAATCGCAGAGGTCGAAGAGCTTGTCAAGAACGCGCTACTCGTAAACCGTAACGTAGACGTTGGCCAGGACTACTTTGAAGAGGTAAACGCTCGACTCTATAGGTCCTACCAGGATAATAACGAGCGAAAAATTTCTACCGTATTCGCTACCCATGATAGGCACCTTGAAGGTGGATTGGCAGCTAAGGAACTTGCAATCGTTGTTGCACCTCCAGGTGTTGGTAAGTCATTGTACCTTGTTAATCAGGGCGCTCACGCCATCTACGAAGGTAAGAATGTCTTGTATCTCTCGTTGGAGATGAGCCAAGATAAGATCGCAGGGCGATTCGACTCTGTACTTACAGAGATTCGCAACGCTGATCTTAAGAAGCCTCACGCTCAGTTGAAGCTTAAGGATCGCCTTAAGGAGGTTCAGAGTAAAACTAATGGTAGGCTGATCATCAAGGAGTTCCCCACGGGTGCCTCTAATGTGAATCAGTTGCGAGCCCTGCTCGTACAGTTGCGACTTCACAAGGACTTCGTACCAGATCTAATTATTGTAGACTACCTGGAACTCCTGCGTCCGAACCGTATCATTGATTCTGAGTATCAGGCTCAACAGCGGATCGCAGAGGAGCTTCGAGGACTTGCGGTCGAGCATAATTGCTTGGTATGGACAGCCTCTCAAACCAACCGTCAGGCCCGCCGTGTCAACATTATTACAGACGCAGAGCTTGGTGATTCCTATGGAAAAATTCGTCCTGCTGACTGGGTTATCTCTTTAAATCAGACTCAAGAGGAGTATGATGAGGGTCAGATGCGGGTCTTCGTTATTAAGGCTCGCGACTCGAAGCAACACTATCTAATTAATATTGGGATCGACTACACCACACTTCAAATGAGGGAGCCTTCACATGAAGAACAGCACGCCGAGTGACTTTCCGTTCATTAGAGAAAAGCGCCATATCTACAATAAATTTGTGGATAAGGAAATTGGAGCAGTTGAATTAGGGTGGGCTACGTTTACCTTTGAGCTACACTCCGATCTCCATCAGGATGATCAGAAAGTTGACGGCGTATGCTGTTGGGATGAACGTGCAATAAAATTAGAGATGAATCTCTCTGATTTCGATGCTCGCGAGACTATAATTCATGAAATCTACCACTGTATGTTAGAAGGTGTAGGATTAGACGAGAAAAACTTTGACCAGCAGAGGATGTTTATGTCTAATGAACAACTGGTCGTCGCTCTCACTAAGCAGACCATGTTAATTCAGAGTCTTAACCCCAAACTATTCGCAACGATTTATGCTTGATCCAGAAAACATTACTCAAGAAGCCTACGAGACCGCCATCAAGAACGTAGGGCAAGTAGCCCGTGACCCTAATGAGGTGGCTAACCAGCTTCGTGAAATTTCAGCCCTTTACGGCTATTATTATGGTGTCATGATTAAGGTTAAGAGACTCTTGGACAACGCTGAAGATGCTTTGGAGAACTACAAGGCATCTGCTCGAACCTCCAAGAGGAGCGAGGGCGTCAAATTGACTGCTGTCGCCGCTGAAGATTATGTTCATTCGCTTGAATTGACTGGTGAACTAAATAATGAAGTTCGTCGTCTTAAGGAAAGCTACGGCTATGCTAAGGGCATCTGTAGCACCCTGGAGATGAAGAAAGATATGCTTGTCCAGCTTTCCGCTAACAGTCGGCAGGAATCCAAGCTTTACCAATAACTTGTTAGAACTCGATTGCAAACCAAAAGCCTAAAGGAGAAATAAAATGGCAAAAACACTAGCAGAACTACGCGAGATGCACAAGAAGATTATGAACGACGACAAGCCACAAGGTGGTGGCGGTGGTCAGGGCGTATCTAACTGGGCTACGTTCCAGGAAGGCGATAACTTCGTCCGTTTCCTTCCCGGTAAGGATGATCCGTTGGAATTCTTTGTGGAGGGCGCTGTCCACAAGTACCAGAATAGTGAGGGTCAGTGGCGGAACTACAAGTGCCGTAAGACTCAGGGTGAGAAGTGTCCTGTGTGTGATTACTACTTTGATCTGTGGCGTCGTCACAAGGAATTGAACCTGGGTAAGGATGCGACTGGCAAGAACGTCAAGTCGAAGTTTGGTGATCTTGCTACGCAACTTAAGGCCAAGCCTCGATTCTACTCGATCGGTGTGGTGCGTGCCCTTGAAGAGGCTGGTGAAGACCCCGTCAAGTACATCGCCATGAGCAAGCAATTGTTCGACCGTGTGATGTCGGCCATGATTAACGAGGACTTCCAAGATGAGGATGATCCTGATAACAGCACGATCATTGATCTGGAGCGTGGCAACGACTTCAACATTCGTATTACCAAGCAAGGTCAATGGCCTAGCTTTATTGAGTCTAATGCTAAGTACAAGAAGACTCGCGCTGGAAATCCTGCTCAGGTGGCTGAGTGGATGGATAATGAATTGAACCTCCAATCTCTCGTTGAGATTGGTAGCTATGAGGAGGGCAAGGAACTTGTAATGAACCTTGAAGCCTCTCTCAACCCCGTTAAGACCGAGACCACCTCGGATGCTCCACCTTGGAGTGATGATAAGGGAGATTTGCAAGTATGATGAGTAAGAAATTTTGGTTGACAGGCTTTTTCGTTACAGTATTTGGCCTTCTGTGTACTGGTTGCGCGTTAGCAGAGAGTCTCTTCTCTGATAAGGTAGTTACCACGATTGGAAACGTGCGGCCCGAAGCTCGCGCTGAGGCAGTCCCGGCTGATTTAGGTATGCTTCCTCCAGAGGTTGCAGGCAAGATGGCAGCTAAGGGCGAGACTTTAGTTCTGGTAGACAAGTCTCACGTTTTGGATCCCACAGGGGATGTCGTGGATGTGATGGATCCTGGTTCGGAAGCTTTGGACTCTGCGATTAGCATGGCTCTTGGGGGCTTGAATACAGTTTTCCCAGGTGTTGCTGCTCTAGAGGGTCTCGGCCTTCTCTTCTCAAAGAGAAAGCGTAAGCACTACGGTGCTGCTGTTAAGGCTGCTGTTCCTGGTAATGGTAAGATGGAGTTGAAGGATGCTGTGATGTCGCTTGGTAAGGCTATTGGTGCGGCTCACAGTTCGGACAGTTCGAAGAAAGTCTTCGAAGAGGAAGATAAGAAACCTACGGCTTCGGCATAAAAAAACAAAGGGCGAACCAATGTTTCTAACCCAGGTCTTTGGATCTGGGTTAGTTTTTTTATACCCATAAGACTATTATATCCTCATGCGTAAATTGAAGATATTGGTCGTATTTGCAAATCATGGGGGGTGCAGCTACTATCGTCAACTGTCTCCTATGAAGATGATGCAGGAGGAGTTGGGTGATAAGGTTGAGGTTAGATACAATGATAACCCCCTAGAGGTTGAGCCTGAAAAGAATTACGCGCCGCCCAATGAAAAGTTAACAGACATGAACTGGGCTGATATTGTTTTTATTGCCAATATTCTAAAGTATGGTGGCCCTTACACAGGTCGTGTAGTTGGTATCGCTAAGGAGCTTGGGAAGTTTGTTCACTTTGATACTGATGATCTATTAACTGATCTTTATGAAGAGCATCACCTTTACAAAACTTATCAAGATAATAAGCTAGGTGATGTAACTAAGTTCTGCTACCACCACGCAGACTTAGTGACAGTTACTCAGGTTAAATTTGCCGAAAGAATTAAACCTCTGGTAGGTAAATGTTTAGCTGTCGCTAGAAATGTTTTAGACTACAGCTTACCTGCTTGGAATCATCCTCGAAGCAAGGCTAAATTTACTCGCATCGGTTATGCTGCCGGTATTCACCACCGGGGAGATGTGAAGGTCTTCAATGCAATTCCTCACTTAGTGAATCAAAAGGTAGGCAGAGAAAACGTCCAATGGAACTTCTACGGACATCCGCCACCGGACCCTAATAAGCCTAAAGACACTTGGGAATCTAAGGTGTGGCCTGAGTACATGGGACAGCTTCTCAGAGGCTTCAAGGGGCAGAAAAACTACCATATCCATTACGCACTGCCCCCAGACACTTATGGGCGTTACTACGCGGATATGGACGTTGCAATTGCTCCATTGCAGATGAACAATTTTAACGACTCTAAGTCTGATATTAAGGTTGCTGAATGCTCTCGTTATAAAATTCCTTTGGTCGCCAGTAACGTTGGCTGCTATGAGGATACGATTATTAATGGAGAGACAGGTTATTTACTTGATGTTGATGCTCCCAAGTCTGAGTGGGTTAAGATTCTGTCTAAACTTTGTAAGGACAAGAAGCATCGAATCGAACTTGGTAAAAATCTACATGATCGCACAAAGGATCTGTTTGATGGTCGTAAGCAATGTCAACTTCGATACGATCTCTACATGCAAGCCATGAAGGATACAGGCTATAAACTAAAAGATGAAAACGTTTAAACATAGTGGTGACATGGGAGACATTATTATGTCTCTCCCTGCAATAAAAGAATTAGGTGGAGGTATTCTCTACCTAGACCCTCAGGGCGGTGAATCTGAGCCACTCGTTCAGTGGGGCACCTACACTCACACAAAATTGAATGAGGCCAGTATTAATTTCTTGTCTAGTCTATTAACTCAGCAGGATTACATTCATGAGGTGAGACTGTGGGATTCGTCAAAGAAGGTTGATCATAATTTAGACGAGTTTAGACTTTGTAATAAGTACAACAACTTAACTAAGTCTCACCTTGATGCGGTTGGTAAGATAGATTGTTTTGATAAGTGGATAACCGAGCCTTGGCTCTCGGTCAACTCGAAAGAATTACCAGAGGGTAAGGATGTAATCTTAGCCAGAAGTTGTAGGTATCACAGCAATTATACCTTCTGGGAAACTCTTCCTGATGACATTATTGACCGGAGTGCATTCATGTCTACGCCTGAGGAGTTTGAATATTTTCTGTACACTTACCCTAGGTATAAAGATAGGATAGCTCACCTTGAAACATCTAATGTCTTAGACTTAGCTGGCTACATTCAAGGCTGCTCTACCTTTGTTTGCAATCAAGGATTCCCTCTTACAGTGGCAGAGGCATTAAAGAAGAGTGTAGTTTTGGAAGTGTACAGGTTGGCTCCCGCTGCAATATTTGAAAGGGGTGGTATACAGTATGTCTAAAGTTATACATTATGTTTCTGATTTTTTCAGAGAAGATGAAGGGCCTGGAGGAGCGTGCTTAAGTGATTATGCCCTTATGGAGCGTCTTGAAAAGTCTTTAGATGTTTCATTTGTAAAGATAAGACCCTCTTCCATGCTACCCGTCGATCCTGAGGGCATTTATATTGTTGCTAACAGGTCTCTCTTTCCAAGATCTTATCTTGAAGAGATAATGAAGTCTAATTACGTGATCTTCGAACATGATCACCAGTACGATGGCGGATCTCCCAGATATCCCGTAGGTAGAAACCCTTACATTTATAATCAAGAGGGTATAGTTCCTGATGAATTCAAAAAGAATTTAGATTTCTATGAAAATGCTAAAGCTGTATTCCTACAAACAGACTTTCACAAAGATATCTTCGAAAGAAATAATGTGCCAGGGAACCTTATAAGTCTAGAAACTACTATCTTCTCTGATAGCGAGTTGGAGTTACTTAGAACGGTGTTGGCCGACAGGCAAGTTAAGCAAAAAGACTTTTGTGTTCTTAATTCCAAAGTTTGGTTGAAGGGAACCGCTGAGTCTTTAAGTTTATGTGAATCAAATGGTTGGTCTGTAAAACTTTTAGAAGGAAGTGATTTTAGATTTGAATTCCTAAAAAACCTGTCTGAATATGCAACGCTAGTGTTTACGCCTTTGAGTCCTGAAACTTGTTGTAGGTTTGTAGTAGAGGCTAGAATGCTTGGCTTAAACGTTATTACAACTTATAATTACGGAGCGCCTCTCTCTAAATGGTTTAAATTAAGTGGGGAGTCCTTAATTAAAGAAACTGAGGATATAATTACAAAAAGAGCCATTCCGACTATTATGGAGTATCTATGCTAGAAGGTTATGAAATTTTAGAAAACGGAGTCATACTTCAATCAGACAAGAGGATAACGATGAAGTATGATGAGGACTACATCTCCTCTTCATATACGGAGGAAAACATGTTGAGGATATCTTATCTTCGACTGGGCTTTCTACTGTCTGTTCTTCATGGTGAAAATATAAATGGTAAAGACTTATCTATCCTGGATGTAGGTTGTGGATTTGGGCATTTCCTAAAGGTCAGTAAAAACTTTGGATTTGACACTTACGGCTTAGACATCAACGATCACGACATCTCTGAGTTTGCTAATAAAGGATCTCTGAAATCTGGTTATGATATCGTAACGTTCTTTGATTCTCTAGAGCACTTTGATGATATAAACTTTGTTAAAGATTTGGACTGCCAATTTATCTTAATAAGTTTGCCGTGGTGTCACCATCATAGATTAGGCGATGAGTGGTTTAAGAACTGGAAGCATAGAAAGAGGGGTGAGCATTTGTGGCACTTCTCTGAACAATCTTTAAATAACTTCTTGAATGATCAAGGGTATGATGTCCTACTTTCCTCTAATTTTGAGGACTCCTTGAGAACTCCTGTTGATAGTAATCCGAACATCCTAACTATGTTCGCCTCCAAGAGATAACAATGACAAAATCCTTAAGAAATATTGTATTAGATAATAATAAAAAAAATTACTACTGCACGGATAAGGCTGGTGGTAAAAATGCAGTGGAAGACTACGGTTACGCTCATATATGCCATGAGTATGCTGAGTTTTACGATTACCTCTTTAGTCCTCTTAGGGATAAGGAGATAAAACTGCTAGAGGTTGGTATAGCTAAGGGAGGTTCTATCCAGATGTGGAGAGACTACTTTAGTAAAGGCACCATTTATGGTGTAGACAACATTCCTTACCTTTTAAATATCAATAGAGAGTTTACCGATCCTAACATAGTTACCTTTTGGGAAGATGCCTACTGTGATTCCTTCATTGATAAGTTAAATAATTTAAATTTGTCATTTGACGTTATTCTTGATGATGGCCCTCACACTTTGGACTCTCAAAAATTCTTTGTAAATAACTATCATCGGTTGCTCAATGACGGAGGTTACATGATCATTGAAGATATCTCTGGAATAGACAATGCTCGTGAACTTCATAACTTACTAATGCCCTTCGTTAGGTTCAGCTTCATTATCGACAGAACTCAATTAACTGGACTCGGAGATGAGATCATGTTAGTAGGTGTAAAATGAGAGTATTACTATTAATCGGTAAAGATGCTCATAATTATAGATTAATTATGGGTTTGATGATGTCAAATCCTCAAATAGAATTATTCACATCAGAAATTTCTGATACTCATGATTCTGTGGATCTATCAAATCCAAGATTTAGATTTTGGAATAACTGTAATACTGATTATAAAGGTAAGCACTTTGATCTAGTCTTAGTAGATCCTTCGTACCCTAAAGATAGGCGAGGCGAGTTCACCTTTGATCGCTTGGGCTTCTTTGACTGCGAAGACGCACCTGAGCATGATGAGTATTGGGCAGAAATCTATAATGGAGTTGCGTATCATGTGTTTAAAGATGATGCGTTATTCTATGCTAAAATGGATTACCCAGAGAAAGCTAGGGATGATGGCATAAAATACATTGCATTTCCAATAGAGCCTTACATGGGTTTGTTCCAAGTGGCAAATGCAGAAATTCCTGAGTTCACGCATATGAATGCAGTGCCTTTCTTTCAAGGGTCTCCCTCTTTCTTGGGCGATGTCGGATCTTTTAAAGGGCCTCAAAAATCAGGAGACATTTACTTTGCTAACGATGTTCCTGAGGGATACATATACAATCAAAGATTTCAATGGCTTCAATCTCTAGAAAACAATAACATACCCTATGAGGGCGGTATTGTTTTTATGGAGGCCGAATGTATTTCTCTAGAGTACCAGTCTAAGTATTTTGGAAATGTTGCTAAATTTTCTAGAAACTACATAGATCGAAATACATTCTTTAACAAGGCTGTTAGGAACAGGATTGGTTTAAATCCCGCTGGTAATAATCGCAATAGCTGGAGATTATACGATTTAATGGCTATCGGATCGATCATTGTTACTGGGCAATGCGAAATGAAATCCATGTATTCTCCAAAGGAATTTATCACAGTAAATGATCATGACGATTTAGGGACCGTCCTCAGAGAATTACAGCCAGATTTTAAAGAGATGGCTAAGGCTAGTAAGGCTAATAGAGAGGTCCTAGCGGGGCTTACCCCTGATAAGGTATGGAATGATTTCTGGAGTTCGATTTAGTGACTACGGTATCGTTAAATAATATTAACACCTATATTATTAATCTTCCGAGAGACGAGCAAAGACTTGCATCTGCGAAAAACACCTTGATAAAAATAAATCAAGAATATCAGGTCGTGGAGGGTGTAGAACATGAGCAAGGAATCGTAGGCTGTGGTTTAGCTCACCTCAAGATTTTTGATAATTACAAACCTCAATGCTTAGTGTTAGAGGATGATATTTGCCTCACCGCTAATGTGTTAAGGGAGATTGACATACCGGACAAAGCAGATGCTATTTACTTGGGAGTTTCCAATCATGGTTATGTTAGGCGGAGACCTGTAGGTATTAAAGATTCTGTCATGTGCTGTAGGTGGGATGAAAATTATAAAAGAGTGTTAAACATGTGCTCCACTCACGCCATCGTATACTTAACTGATCGTTACTGGCAGGCATGTAGAAATGTGGTGTTTGAATGCTTGCAGAAAGGCATAGCTTTTGATTTAGGTCTTGCCTCAATACACAGGCACTTCAATATTCTTACACCGAATAGTCCGATGTTCTATCAAAAAGGACAGGCTGAACATACTAACATATCTTTAGAAGTGTAATATGATAGGGTTTATACCAGGGTATTATGGTTGGCTAGGCAATCAAATGTTTCAGTATGCCTGTGTTAAAGCTTTGAGCTTACGTATGGGTGTAGATTGTTCATTTCCTGAAAAAGAACCCAACTTACACTCAATATTTAATTTAAGTTCTAACAGGGTTTTTAACTCTAGTGGTTATCGACCGCTTTTATATCGAGAACCTGGGTTTACTTTTAGTGATATACCTCACTCTTGCCCTGACATGATTCTTGAAGGTTATTTTCAATCTGAGAAATATTTTGAAGACTGCAAGGAAACAATCAGGAGAGAGTTCACTTTTAAAAATCAATTAACTTACAAGATTCCACCAGGAACTTGTAGCATTCATGTCCGTCGCGGTGACTATTTAAAGCTTCAAAGCCATCACCCGTTGTGTGGTATGGACTATTATAATAAAGCTATGAAGGTAATTGAAGCTGATAACTACCTGATCTTCTCAGATGACCCCGCGTGGTGCTCTAACAACTTTAAGGGAGATCAGTTCACTGTGATATCAGGTAACTCTCCCGAAGAAGATATGAAACTTATGTCACAATGCGACAACAACATTATAGCGAATAGTTCTTTTAGTTGGTGGGGTGCTTGGTTAAACTCTAACCTGGATAAGAAGGTTGTAGCTCCTAAGAGATGGTTCGGTCAGAATACACTGAACTCTTCGGATTTAATACCTTCAGCATGGGTGACATTGTGATACTTGTGTCACACAGAGGTAACTTGAGAGGTAAACAGGCTCATAATGAAAATAACCCAGACTACATTCATCACGCCCTAACTAAGGGGTATGCTGTTGAGGTGGATGTTTGGTATACTGATGGTTTTTATTTAGGACATGATTACCCTCATTATCAGATATCTGTTAATTTTCTAAAAACACATAATCTCTGGTGCCATGCTAAAAATTTGAAAGCTGTCTCCGAAATGACCAAGCATTCCGATATACATTATTTTTGGCATCAACAGGATGATATTACACTCACAAGCAAAGGGTATATCCTCTGCAAACCTAACGTGCATCCTCTTAATGGTAGTATTTCTATTCTACCCGAAATTAACAACTTTAATATACAAAATTGTGCAGGTATTTGCAGCGACAACATAGAGAGTTATTATGAAAGATGTAAAACTACATAGAAGATTATTACAGTTACTCTACACCCATAAAGAGGAGCATGTTGGTAGCTGTTTTACGTGCATCGATATTATCGATGATATTTTTAAAAATAAGGGTGAAAATGATATATTTATCCTATCGAATGGGCACGCTGCTTATGCTTTATACTGTGTGCTAGAGAAGTATAATAAGAAGGTTAACGCTGATGACCTAGCAGTGAAGCACGGCGGTCACCCAAATTTAGATGAAGAGAGTGGTATTCACTGCTCAACAGGTAGTTTGGGTTCCGGCATTTTAGTGGCAGTCGGTAGAGCCTTAGCAAATCCAGATAGAACAGTTCATGTTACCTTAAGTGATGGGGAATGTGCAGAGGGCTGCGTTTGGGAGGCTTTAAGATTCATAGATGATTATGGATTGAAGAATATAAAAGTTCATGTAAATTGTAACGGCTGGGCGTGTTACGACACCATAGATGTTAACAAGTTAGAGAAGAGGTTAAAATCCTTTTTACCTGATATTAACATACACAGAACAAACTTTAACATGCTGTCCTTCTTAAAAGGTTTGGATTCGCATTACATTATTTTAAATGAAGAGCAGTATAATCAAGGACTTAAGGAGATAGTATGAGTGGGGTAAGAAAAGCGTTTATACCATTGTTGTTTGAGGAGATGGGTAAGAACGAAGATATAGTCGTTGTTACTGGTGATCTGGGCTACAAGCAATTTGATCAATTTAGGATAGTCTATCAAGACAGATTTATAAACGTAGGAGCAGCAGAGCAGTTACTGGTAGGGGTTGGCATTGGTTTAGCTCTGGAGGGTAAGATACCTATATTATATTCAATGACCCCTTTCCTGCTATATCGGCCTTTTGAGTTCATTAGAAATTATGTGGATCATGAAAAAATACCAGTCAAACTATGCGGAGCAGGCAGGGGTAAAGACTATGATTGGTTGGGTTGGTCTCATTGGGCTACAGATGATAAAGAGCATATGAGTGGCTTTAAGAATATAAAAAAGTATTGGCCTGAAGGCGCTGAATCAATGAAAGATCAATTTCAAGAGTTTATCTACAATGGTAAGCCATGCTATGTAAGTTTGTCGAGGTGACTATGGTAATTAAATTATTGATTTTAGATGTGGATGGTGTGTTAACTGATGGTACAAAAGTTTATGACTCTCACCATAACGTATTGAGTAAAAGATTTAGCTGTAAAGACTTTACCGCGATTAAAAGATTCATAGCAGCAGGGGTAAAGGTGGTGATGTTGTCTGGGGACATATTCAACAAAGCCATGGCAGACAAGAGAAATATAGATTTCTACTGCTCTAGGAATAAAGATTTAAGTTTAGATAAAGCCCGGTACGTGGAGGTATTTTCGGAAAAATATGGAATCAAACCTGACGACATGGCTTTTGTAGGGGATGACTACTTTGATTTGTCCATATTTCAAAAGTTAAATCTTTCTTTCTGCCCTAATGATGCGCCTCAGTTGATAAAAGACTCCGCAACAACTGTTTTGAATGCAAAGGGAGGTGGTGGAGTTGTGGTTGAACTATACGATTTATTTGTTAAAGACGGTTGGATAACTGAGGCAACCCCAGAGGATGTTGCCCTCCTTGATAAAGAAGAGATTACTAGTCAGGAGATGAGCTAGTAATGACTGATATCATAACTTTATATGGTCATTTAACTGTAGACAAGATTATTGTTGACTTTCAAGAGCAAGTCAGTCTAGGTGGGATTGCAAACGTCTGGCATGGGATAAAGTATCTAAATAAAAACGTCTCAGTCAATTTGGTTCCAACTAATATAGGGGAAGCAGTCGTCCTAGTTGATAAGGATTCTAACCAAAGAATTGGGAGGGGTTGCTTAAATTTATCATCAAGCAAAGTAAAGCATAAGAAGTCGGACTGGCACCATATTGCTTACCTTAATCAAGTGACTCATACAAACTTTATTAAGGAGATATCTCAAGGGATAATTTCAGCAGATATAACTAAAGAATACCCTGAAAAGGCCATACCTTTGCTAAGTCATATAGATTACTTATTCATCTCTGAGGATGATTTATTTATGGATTTGAAAGAATTAGGAAACCTTACTAAGGGTTGGGTGATAATGCATTCCCCGAAGAGAAGTATATGTACTGACGGCAACCAAGAATTGTCTTATGAAATACCTAAAAATTTAATGCTGAACGGCGTTAATGTTTTAGGTGCCGGGGATTACTTTGCGTCAGCTTTCATTACTCAAACAATTAAAGGTTTGGAATTGAAAGATGCTATAACCCATGCTCATAAAAACACCACAGAGATATTAAAAAATCAAACATGAAACCAATATTATTAGTGCCAATGGCTGGTAAGGGTCAGAGGTTTTTAGATGAGGGGTATCAAGTACCCAAACAGTTTATAGATGTTGGCGGTAAATCCATGTTAGAGTGGAGTTTTAGATCTTTTAATTGGGAAGACTGTGAAGTTGTATTTGTGGTTAGGAAAGAACAAGTTGACAAATGGCAGGTAGACACTAAGTTACAAAGCATATTTGGAAATGATATAAAAATTGTTGTATCAGATGGTGACACAGAGGGCACCGTATGCTCCTGCCTGCTAGCAAAAAACTATATTAATAAGGATGTGCCTCTGGGTATAACCACACTTGATGTGTATTTTAGACCTCACTTTGATATGAAATCAATTGAAGCATCAACACTAGATGGACTGTTGTTGACCATTGAGACGGATAATCCAGCGTATAGTTACTCTAAGTTAGGTCATGACGGTCTGGTTGAAAAGACAGCAGAGAAGGAAGTAATCAGTAATCACGGTAATGTTGGCTTCTATTGCTTCTCAAAAGGGTCAGACTTTGTAAAATATGCTGAGAAACTAGTTGCAAAGAATATTAGAAGTAAGAACGAATTTTATGTAGCTCCTCTTTACAACTTGTTAATAGAAGATGGTTTGAAAATTGGTACACTTTCAATTGATGATCAATTTCACATGGGCACCCCTGCGGAGTTAGAGTATTTCCTGTCAAATGATTTAGAGAGGATTAGAGATGAGGTTTGGTAATGTCGCAGACTTTACGAGAGGTTGGATTGTAGGTGATTTTGAGCCAACTCTTTTCAAAACAATAGACAATGATATTGGTATTTTAAGAGTTCGTAAAGGAGATAAATCTGACGGTCATTTTCATTCCAAACATACAGAGCACAACATTATAATATCTGGTAAAGTTGAAATAGATGGTCACATTTTGCGTGAAGATGATATCTTTGTTTATGAACCCTTTGATGAGAGTCATGTGTACTTTTTAGAGGATACTGTGTTGTTAGTTATTAAGAACCCTTCTACAAAAAACGATAAGCACTTTAATATATCATGAGAGTGGCTATTTGCTTTTCTGGATTACCCAGGTTTGTTAAGGAAGGCCACAAGTTATTTTCTAAAAATTTAGTGGGATTTAAAGATATAGATGTGTTCTTTCACTCTTGGGTTGAGGGGGCCGGAGGTAATCACGCTAGTTTGTCTAGGCTCGATACCCATGATGACATTGAAAATTTGTATAATGTCACTAATTCAATTAAAGAGCCTCAAAGATACGATATAGCGCCAGAGGGCCTTAGTCATGAGGAATTTGTCCACTGGAGTATGTTCTACTCTATATGGGCCTCTAATAATATTAAGAATATTTATGAAAAAGAACAAGGCATACGTTATGATTATGTAATTAGAACTAGGTTTGATTGTGCTTTGCTAGAATCATTAGATGTTACTCAATATGATCCTAATTCAATTTCTACACCATGGTTGCATCGTGGTGTAAAGCTAATGGATTGGTTTAATTTTTCAAGCTCTGAAAATATGAATACACACGCGAATCTTTGGAAAAGTATGAATCAATACAAACAAGATGGCGTGATGATGACCTCGGGTGAGGAATTATTGACAGCCCATTTGGATGCTAATGGCATTAATTATAACAATATTAATAAGGACGTTAAACTAATCAGAAATAATGCAACTGCTGACACATGGATTGGTGTTAATGACTTAAATTAAAATAAACTATTATGATACTCAACATATTTGATGATGACTTTCGGCATCTTGCAATATCTGTCCATGGTAAAGATTCTAAAAAAGTTTCCTATAGCCGAGACAACATGGTATGGGATGGGGTAACAGTTTTCACTGGACACTACATCGGCTCCATCCTCCCTTATAGAGTTTCTAGTAATTATAAATTTGCATGGATACTAGAGTGTAGAGAACTAAGTGAAGCTCCCTATTTAGCTGTTGAAAATAACATGGAGATATTTGATAAAATTCTCACGCATGACGAGACTCTTTTATCAAAATTCCCTAACAAATGCATTAAAGTCCCTTTCGGGGGCTGCTGGGTGTCTGAAGATAACTATGGAATTCATAAGAAAACAAAAAACTGCTCTATAATTTACTCTTCAAAAACTTTCATGCAGGGTCATAAACTAAGGCATAGCGTTGCTTCCAAAAGCCATCTGCCTTTAGATTTATTTGGAAATGGATCTGCAAATCCCATAAATTCCAAAGAGGAAGGTTTAAAAGACTATAGATTTTCTGTCGTGATAGAGAATAGTAAGATAAACAATTATTTTACAGAAAAGTTGTTAGATTGTTTTTCATTAGGCACTGTCCCAATCTACTGGGGTGCTCCCAATATCGGGGACTATTTTGATGTGGATGGGATGATTATTGTAGATTCCTTAGAAGATATAGAGGAAGCAGTCTATAATCTGACTGAAGACTCTTACGACAGTTTCCGTAAAGGTATTGAGAATAACTTTAAACTCTTTAGTGAGTATGCTATAACCGAAGACTGGATGTATGAAAACATATACAGAGACTATGATAAAACTCGCTAGCGAAACAATCGACAAGCATGATATCGATCTTCTTGTTAACTGGTTAAAGACTTATCCGCGACTCACTAAGGGAAGAGTTACTTTAAATTACGAAACTAGATGGAGTGATTGGCTTGGAGTTAAACACTCCACCTTTGTTAACTCAGGATCCTCAGCTAATTTATTGATGCTGGCTGCTTTAATAGAGGCAGGAGATATTAGCCCTGGCGACAGCGTGATAGTTCCAGCAGTGTCCTGGGCTACTGACTTGTCACCAGTAATGCAGCTAGGATTAAAACCTATCTTATGCGACTGCAATCTTGAAGATTTCTCAGTAGACATTGAGCATTTTAAATCACTAATTGTAGAATCCAAAGTTAAAGCTGCTATTGTAGTTCCGCTCTTAGGATTTGTTCCTGAGATGGAAAAGATCGTGAAGATCTGTAATGATAGTGGTGTTATTCTACTTGAAGACTGTTGTGAGTCTTTAGGTTCCAGATTTGAGGGAGATAGTAAGCTGGGAACTTTCGGAGTTATGTCCACGTTCTCAACTTATTTTGGGCATCATATCTCTACGATTGAAGGTGGTATGGTCTGTACTTCAGATAGTAAGTATGATAATATTCTCAAATCTATAAGAAGCCACGGATGGTCTCGCGATTGGACTTCTGAAGAGCAGGAAGCTCATAGAGAGGCATGGGGTATTTCTGAGTTTGATTCTCTTTACACTTTCTACTACTCCGGTTTCAACGTGAGATCCACTGACTTGCAAGCCTTCATAGGTTTGAATCAGTTGGACAAGCTTGACGGTATTGTCGAAGCAAGAAATAAAAACTATTTAACTTACTTACGTCTGTTAGGGCTTGAGAACACTTCTAGACACTTTAACTCTAATTTCGCATTCCCACTCGTCAACTCGAATCGAGATGCAATTGCAAAGGCTTTAAGTGAAGAAGGCATTGAGTGCAGGCCACTTGTTTGTGGGTCCATGAGTAAGCAACCTTTTTATCTTAAAAAGTACCCCGATGAAGTAAATCACCTTCCTAACGCTGAGAGAGTTCGAACTTACGGCATGTATTTGCCCAACCACCACTTACTCACAGAGAAGGACATTGAGCGAGTATGCAACGTAGTGAAAAAGTACTTGTAGTTGGCGGCACAGGACTAGTCGGCAAAGCTCTCCAAAGAACTAACCCAGAGTGGGAGTACTTTGGAAGCACGATGGGAGATCTCAGGAACTTTAAAGAAGTTCTTGAGATGCTTAAGTTTGTAAAGCCCACCGCTGTTATTAACTTGGCTGCTAAAGTTGGAGGTATTCGCCAAAACATCATGCGTCAAGGTGAGTTCTTATACGACAACTGCATGATGGGTATGAATGTTATTGAAGCCTGTAGGCAAGCGGGTATTCCCCGCCTTCTAACTGCTTTAAGCACTTGTGCTTGGCCTGATAAAGTTGCCAAGTACCCTATGAAGGAGTCTGATCTACATGGTGGAGCACCGACGCCAACTAACATTGCTTATGGTTATTCCAAAAGACTTCTACAGGTAGCGAGTTGTGCTTACAGAGATCAGTATGACCTTAACTATAGCACCTTTGCTCCCTCGAATGTTTATGGTCCTGAAGATAACTTCGACGAATTAACCTCTCATTTCGTACCAGCCTGCATTCGTAAGTTTCATAAGAGTCCTAATGGGAAGGTTGAGTTGTGGGGGACTGGGATGCCAAAGCGACAGCAGTTATTTGTTGATGATTTAGCTAAAGCAATTCCTATAATATTAGAGAAGCATAATACTGAGGATCCTCTGATTGTAGCACCCGATGAAAATCTCTCTATTTCAGAAATGGCAGAGATAGTTAAGCTTGTAACAGGGAGCAATGCCAAGATAGAATATAATAATCAAATGGAGGGTCAGCATCGCAAGGACGGCTGTAATAAGATGTTTAAATCTATTGCAAACGACTTTAAATTTACTTCTTTTAAGGAAGGTATTGAAATCACCTACAAGTGGTTCAAGGAATCAAAAACATGAATACAGCAGTTATAACTGGAATTACTGGACAAGATGGCTCATACTTAGCAGAGCTTCTCTTAGATGCAGGGTATCGGGTAGTAGGTGTCGTGCGTAGGCATTCAACTCCAGAAACACAAACCAAGAGGATTGAATCCATAAAGAACAATCCAAACCTAATACTTGAATATGGAGACTTGCTCGACCTACCGTCCCTCATCAATATATTTAAGAAATACAGCCCATCAGAGATATACAACTTAGGCGCTCAGTCTCATGTAAAGATAAGCTTTGGACAGCCTTCTTTTACAACCGATACTATAGCCATAGGAACTCTGAATGTTCTTGAGGCTGCTAAACTAGTTTGCCCGAACGCTCGTATTTATTTAGCGGGTTCCTCGGAGATGTATGGTAACGAGTTCGACTCGGATGGTTACCGTAGAGAAACTACAATCATGAAGCCCGTTAGCCCATATGGATGCTCTAAGGTTTATGCGTACCATTTAGGTCGTACCTATAGAGAGTCCTATGGTATGTTTATCTGTAATGGTATTCTTTTTAATCACGAATCACCTCGCAGGGGCTTGAACTTTGTCACTAATAAAGTCGTAGAAGGTGCTGTTAAAATTAAAATGGGTTTAACCGACAAACTTGCCTTAGGTAATTTGGATGCTACTCGTGATTGGGGTCATGCAAAAGATTATGTGAGGGCCATGTGGTTGATGTTGCAGCAAGATAAGCCTGATGATTATGTTTGTGCCACTGGAGAGTCTCACTCAGTTAGACAGCTTGTTGGGCATGTGTTCGGCTCTCTTAAGTTAGATTATACTAAATACGTTGTTGTGGACCCTGCTTATTACAGACCTTATGAGTTAGATGATCTAAAGGGAGATCCTAGCAAGGCAGAAAAAGACCTTAATTGGTGTCGAGAATATACTTTTGAGTCTATGATAGATGAAATGATCAAGTCTATGTATCAAGAAAAAGTTTTAGGAGAAACAAGTGAATTTTAATACATTTCAAGAAGCATGTAAGAGAACGGCAAATCCAGACATTAGTTGGGCAGATGCTAATCTAAACTGGGCACTAGGCATTGCAGGTGAAGCTGGTGAGTATTGTGAGTTAATCAAGAAACGTCACTTTCACGGCAAAGAATTAGATATTCAAGAAGCAAAGAAGGAACTTGGTGACGTTCTTTACTATGTCTCTATGGCAGCTTCTAATCTTGGTTTAAGCTTAGATTCAATTGCACAATCAAATGTAACTAAACTACTCGCTCGGTATCCGAACGGATTTGTGAGGGGTGGTGGCTTTCGCACGGAGAACAACGATCACGAAGACGATGGCTGTTAGCCAACTAAGCGATTCGGCTTTTAATTTTTTCAATCTCATCTTCTAACATGATTGAAGCATCAGCTAGTGTCTTTTTGTAAGTATCCGTATCCTCGTAAGAGGAGCAAGGTCTTTCATCACTTTGAATGGTGTTGATCTTATCAAGAAGCTGCCTGTGGGTGTCGGTCATTAGCTTGCCTTTGTCATTAAAGTTGCTGCTGTGGTTATTAGTGAGAATATCATGCCCCAGAAAAGCCAACCCTGCTTCCAAGTTCTTCTCTCTAGAGTTTCCAAAGCTCTTTTGATTCTTTTGTGATCCTCAACGCAGTTGGATAACTCATACAGTATCTCCTCTTGCTGCTTGGATAACAGTATTTGAAGTTCAATGGTTTTAGCGTGAACTTCAAGCTGTTGATTAAGATCCGCTCTGGTAACCGTGTCGTTGGGGTTCGGGTCTACGATGGCCATGGTATATAAGTATTTAGTGAGTTTCGCAAAAAGGACACTGGTAAAACTGGAACGGTTTGCTATAATCTAGGCCATGCAAACGTTCCTGCCGTATCCCGATTTCGTAGCATCCGTTAAAGCCCTTGATTACCGCCGTCTTGGTAAACAGCGTGTCGAAGCCATGCAATTGGTTAACAGCACTAATAAGCTTGCTGCTGACCCTAGTGCTAAGGTTGGTTGGGCTAATCACCCTGCACGTACTATGTGGCGTGGTTATCTGCCTGCCCTTAAACTCTACCACAATATCTGCATTCAAGAGTGGATTGATCGAGGCTACAACAATACGATGAAGTACTATGACCTTCCTGATGATATTCAGATGCCCGACTGGATTGGCGACGATCGAGTCCATGCTAGCCATCGTTCTAACCTTCTTCGTAAGGATCCTTCTTATTATTCTGTGCATGGCTGGACTGAACCAGATAATATCGAGTATTTCTGGCCAGTGGAGCTATAATATTGCATGAACAAAGACGTTTTAGCAAAGCTTAAAAATGCCTCCATGCTTTCAGAGCAGGAGCTTACACCAGACTTGATCTCTACGGGCTCGTATGCTCTCAACAAGGTCATATCAGGTAAATATAACGGTGGTGTGCCTATCGGCATGATCACTCAATTCATTGGTAAAGCATCCACGGCAAAGACCGTGTTTGGAACTCACATTTTACGTGAGGCTCAGAGAAAGGGCTACCACTCTGTCATCATAGATTCTGAGAACGCATACAATCCTAAGTTTGCAAAAACTCTGGGTGTGGATCCTGAGAAACTGATCTATGCTGCACCGCCTACCGTAGAGGATTGTTTTGATACGATTGAGAAAATTATCAAAGCCATTCGTAGTGAGGACATGGGCACTCACCCTATCGTGATCTTCTATGATAGCTTGGCAGTGTCGCCCTCCAAAGCTGAGATGGATTCCGAAGGTTACGAGGGTAATAATATGCAAGGTGCAACTAGAGCCAAGCAGATAGGTGCAGCACTTCGTAAGATCAATCCTTCTCTAAGACCAAACAACGTGGCTTTGGTTCTTGTGAATCAAATTAGGACAAAGGTAGGTGTTATGTATGGAGACCCTAGAACATCTGCCGCAGGCGGCAATGCTCTTGAGTATTATCTTGGAGTGAATCTAGAGACCTCAAAGACAGATCTAGTGGGTGATAAGGATAGTCCCACTGGAATTAGAGGTAAGGTCGTAAACAAGAAGAATAAGCTGATTGAACCTTTTAAGACTTGTGAGTATGAGTTGATGTTCAATGAGGGTCTGAATCCCTACTATGGACTCCTGCCACACCTAGAACGTGACGGTATTGTAGAGCGTGGTGGGGCTTGGTACACTGTCAAATCGACAGGTAAGAAGTTCCAATCTGCACATCTTAAAGATCTTATCGAATCTGGTGATGAGGGAGTTGAACCTATCATCAATCTTCTAAAAGAAGATTAGTACATATACTATAATAAGGCATGGGTATCGAAGATCGACTGACCGTTGTAATTGACAAGGCATTGAAGAGACAATTATCTAATAGCAATGATATTAATGCTCCCTTCATGGATATTGAAGACTACAAGAAAAAAACAGGAAAAAGATTTAGAATGACAAAAGCTCAACGAGAATCTGGATTAACTAGAGAACAAGCTTTTCAGGAGTTCATGGAGAAAATGGTTGATAAAGGATGAGCTATCTTCTAAAAAGATTAGGACTTCTTCTCTACGGTGGTATATCATTACTTGAATCATTGGCAAATATAGCTCTTTATGTCTCACATCTAGATATCTTTATCAAGCCTGTGGACTGGGCTATGCCGTTTTACTTCTGGTATACCAACAAGTTTATCAAGGGCAGTTACATCTCTAACCTTAAACAAAAACATGGGCAGAACATTTAGACGAGAGAAAACGTATGGACCTCGGCGTCCAAGACTACATACTCATAGGGATCTCCCTGACATCCAGGATGATCTCCTGGATGATGAAGACCTTTTTTACAACGACGAGGAATTCTTAGATGGCAAATTACATTCTGAAGAACAAGATGTGGTCGGATTCGAAAATGAACCGACTTGTCAAAGAGATTAAGGATAACGCGAAAGCAGATCGTGATGCAGCCCAGCAACTTTTTGAAGATTGCAAGACTGCGATGCACGATTTAGCAGGAAACCGCGTCGTCTTTGATGATAACGGTAACCCAAATGTGGATGCCTTTACTAAAATTATTGCCGCATCTACCAACGCACTTGGTCAGATGGGCGTTGCGAATGAGAAACTTCTAAAATTGGCACAAACAATGCAGAAGTATCAACTTAAAGAGATGGATTTGGAGGGTAAGGCCGGTCCCACTCAGGAACTTAAAGGCTCCGTCTTTAGTAATCTAAACGCAATGCTCAATAAGGACAAGAATGCCCAGGAAGACTAACAGCATCAAGGCTTTTTCAGCCGAAATTAATTCGATCATTCATATAAAACGACTCACTGAGCGTCAAGGTAAGTTACTTTTTAACAAGCTTACAAGGTATATTAAATCTGCCGCTTCGGGTGAGTTTGATTTTGTTAAGTATGTTCAAATTGTAATCATGGGCACTGTTACTTCG